GGCGGATCGGCTCGTAACCTGCCCTTCAGGCTTGGCGTTCTGTCCCACAGCCGACAGAGCTTCCGTCTGCCATTCGTGGATGGTGTTGGTCGCCGTGGTCGTCCCGACTGCGCTCTGGAACGGCGTGTCCTCCACATCCACGCGGTGGATCTGGTTGGTCAGGTCTTCGCGGATGCCCTTGGCAGTCGCGGTGGTGAAAACGTTGGTAATCGCGGCCATTATCGCTTCTCCGATTGGAGTTCCGCCAGGAACGCCGCTTCAAGGGCGTCGACGGACGGGTTGCTGCTGAGGTCCTGGACAGCCTTGGCGTAGTTCGACGGGCGTCCGCCTTTGGCTGGTCCGGGGGCTGCGATCTTCGGAGCGGGCTTCTGCACGACCTTCACGTTCGCCTTGGCTTTCTGGGCCGCGTCGAACTGTTGTGCTTTCCACAACGTCACGATGTCCCGAGCGGAGGCTTGGGCGAGCATCTCCGGCGTGTAGCCGGAATCGACACCGTATTTGTGGATGGCCTTGCGCATCTCGGCTGCCTTCGGAGTATTCGCAGCAAGATCAGGCGCCAGCCGCTGAAGCTCCTGGGCCTGTTCGGCCAGATACTCCCGCTCTTGCTCCCGGATGTGCTGCTCATATTCCTTGGCGTTGCGAGCGCGCTCGGCCCGTGCTCTCTCCTGAAGATCCTTGCGGTGGACGTAGCTCGCCAGCTTTTCCTCGTAGTCGGCCGGATCGGTGAGGCGCAGCCCTGGGTCGGGCGGCGTGATCTCGGGATCCGTGAAGCGCGAGAGGATCTGGTCGTACTGCTGAAGCTTCCCCACCAAAGCGTCAGACGCCGTCTTGACCGCCTTGCGCTGCTCGGCGACCTCCTGCGTCTTTCGCGTGTAATCTGCCGTCTGCTGTGCTTCCCGGCCGCTGATCCAGGCTTTGAGGTCCTGGGGCAGTTTCGAAAACATAGCCTTGTCGGCCTCTGACATGCCGTTCGGAGCGTCGATGGCCCGAGCGGCGGGGGCCTCGGAAGGCTCGCTCTCGGGTTCCTGCTCGTCTTCGGTCTCCGCCTCATCGGCGGTAATTTCGTCGTCGGATTCCGCCTCGGTGCCGGGCAGTTCCGCGTCGGTTTCTGGCTGCTCTTCGGGCTCCGCCGCAGGCGCTTCCTTCTCGGCCTTGGGCGGGGCGCGTTCCGCAGCAATCTCCGCCTCGAACAGGCTCGCGATGGAATCGACCGTCGGCGTGGCGGCGCCGTCAGGCGCGCCCTGGGTAGCAACGTCCATTCTGTGGTTCCTTACGCTTTTGCCGGCGCCTTACGGGCCCGCTTCTTCTCGTCCATTTTCGCGATGGCCTGGATGATCGCCTCGGCGCTCTTGCCCTCGGTGATCGCGGCGGACATCACAGTCTTGATGTCCCGCAGTGCCTTGACGCGGTGGCAGACCTTCTCACGCAGGTCCGTGTCCGTGATGTCGGCCGAGAACAGCGCCTCGGCATAGTTGCGCTCGATCGCGGCGAAGACCGCGAAGAGCCCATCTGATCCCTCGCACCATTCCCGGAAACGACGGCCGCGCTCGGCGGCTTTGCGGGCGGCTTCGTCGTTCATCCGATCTTGCCTCCGAAGCGGACTTTGCTCTGCAGCTTGGCCTTCTGCATCCCCTGCTCATGGGCGCTATCAATGCGCCGGTTCTCGTTCCGGTCATCGATAGACTGCTGCTCCTTGGCCATTCCGGCCTCGAAGCCCATCTGCTGCTTCTGCAGCGCAAACTCCATGAACATCTGTTGCCGCTTGAGGTCGAACTCGGCGTTGATCTGCATGAGCTTGGCCTGGAAGTCGAACCCGACCTTCTCCTTCTCGATGGCCATCTTCGCTTCGGCCTTGAGCATCTCGATCTGGAGATCTCGCTGCGATTTGATGGACTCGAACTGAGCGTCCATCTGCATTTCCATCTGCTTCAACTGAAGCTTGCCCTGAACCTCGACCATCTTCGGGTCTGCTTGAGATCGACCCTGCTGGGCCTGCTTGAACGCATCAGACGCCGGGTCCATGAAATACTTGTCGGGAAACTTCCAACCAACGGCCTTGATGAGCTTCTTGCTCGTCTCGAAAAGCTGCGCGGGACCAACGAGACCCGCCTCGGCGCCCAGCTGCTGGGCTTGACCGACAATCTGCGCGGCCATCAGATCCTCATCCGAATTGGCATGGCCGAGGCCGACTGCGACGGTGGCGCGCATATCCGCATTCCACGTGCGCGGGTCCATCGTCACCCATTGGCCGGACAGGAACACGGTCTTTTCCGCATCCTGGTATTTGACGAGGTTCTTCAGAATCTTGCGGAAGACGGGGACTAGCAGCGTCTCCGCGATCATGCGCACCATCAGGCGCTTGCGGGACTGCTCGTTGCGGTCCTCTTTCCGGGCTTCGGTAGCGGATTTCGGGTCCACCACTTCGCTCGATATCGACATCCCATTGCGCACGATGCCGGACTGCTGCTCGCGCACACTGTCCATGTAGGTGATGGCCTCGAGCGCCGTACCGGACCTGTCCGGCACTTCGATCGGTCGCACCGCGCCGCCCTGGCCCTTGGTGCGGATCAGCCCGCCAATGCGGTACGTCAGCAGGTCGTCAATCGTCCCCTCGGCCATGGCCTGGTCGGGCACCTCAAACCGAGGATTGTTGGCGAGATAAACGTTATCCAGCAACTGGCGCACGAGATGGGTTTTGACGTACTGCGTCTGCTTGACCTTGTCAGCGAGCGCGAGACCGATCAGGCGATGCGGAATGCGGTCAGCGGACCACGCGTCGAATGGGTGCTCGTCGATCTCCTCCTTATCCAGGATCGTCTTGTTGACGCGGTGGACCTTCCACCGCTTGACCTTGCCCGATCCGTCGAGATCGATCAGCGGGTATTCCTCGCAGAGCGTCAGCCGGTCGGAAAGCTTGGCCGTATTTCCTGCCTCGTTGCGCTGCTCGTCGGGGAAGCGCCGGTCTTTACGGCTGTCCTGCTCGCTGCCCTTGTTAGCAGCCAGGGACATGACAAGCTCTTCGTCGAACCCCATGGCGATCAGTTCGGCCCTGGATTTCTCCACCTCGTGGCAGAGATAGTCGACGTCCAGAGACTTGGCGCGCTGCGAAACCTTGAATTCCTCGGGCGGCACGCTCTCGATGCAAATGCGGCCTTCCGTCTTTTTACGCGTGAGCGTGACCGTGTAGACCATGCCATCCGCAAACGCCGGCTGCGCTTCCGGATCGATCGACTGGACGTTGATAGGCTCTCCGACCTCATCCTCGATCGTCACGCCGTCTTCGGCGCGGAGTTCATCGACGAGGGGCTTCGGCAGGCCCGACAGCGTCTGGCGCTCCTCGGTCTCCTCCGTCTTCCACCACGTTTTGACGATCCCGATCTTTTGGATGAGAGCCGTCTTCACCGTGTCGTGAAGGACGATTACGCCGTTATTCTCGGCGTAGAAACAGTGATTGGCGAGGTCTCCGGCCTGCTCGCAGTAGGCCTCGTCCCCTCGGCGTGACGGCTCATACTCGACGACACGCTCGCCAGCCAGGAATGGTTCGAGCAGATCCGGCAGCGCCCAGTCGACAACCTCGGCAACGTCCATGGATACGGCGTTGCTCGTTCCCTCCTCCTCGTCGCCGTACGGCTTTCCGAGGTAGCGATCGAGGTTGTCGTCCTGATCGGCAGAAACCTGATCCGTGAGATAGCCGACGGCCTGTTGGTTCATCTCCACGAGGAGCGTGGCCAGCTCGGCGTCGTCCATTTCAGCGGACGGCTTCTTGTCGTCGTCGTCTTCGCTCAAGCGTAGCGCCTCTTGGGGTAGGAGATTGGTTTAGGCGCCGCTTTCGGCGCGAACATCATGGCGAGATAGCGAAATGCATCAGCTCCATGGCTGGTCCAGTCATGCAGAGGCGCTTTTTTGAACGTCTTCAGCTTTTCGTCCCACTCGCGACGGTATTGTTTGAGGGCTTCAATCCCCCGGCCGCATTTGTCCGCGTCAATCACGCACTTCGGAAGCATTTGGCGAACTGCGTTGATACCTTCCTCGACGCTCTGCCGCGTAGCGATGGAAATTGGACGGATGCCGAGCGCTTCGAGGCTTTCCTTCCGGCTCTTCGCCGTCATTAGCTCACGGATCTCGGCATCGTGCGGCAGGTAGTGCTCCCCATACGAATACGGCTTGTCGTTGCGCAGAACGCGGGACACCTCGGTCAGGCTCGTGTTGTTCGTTTCGTAGTAGTCGATGACTCGGATCTCGCTGCCGGCGGCCTGGACGAACCAGATCGCCGTTGCATCATCGAGACCCAAGTCCCAGGCCGTGTAGACTGGCAGGCTCGGCTCCCACGGAACGGAGCGGATGCGCGTCTGGCGGTCGAGGTCCGCGATTTCCCGGCCGTAGTAGGCGCCGATGATCGCCGCATCGAACGAGCATTCGTATTCCTGCTCGTACTGCTCCGGCGTCATGATCTTGCGAGCGTCGTCGAGTTCGCTGTCGGCCAGGATGCCGGTTTCCGATGCCTTCAGGGTCAACGTAAACCACTCCGGCGACTTGTGGGCGCCTTCCCAGTTCGTTTCCGGGTTGCCGTACCCGAGTTCGTAAAATCCGTTGCGGCCCTTGGGCGTGCCGATGAACGTGGCCCAGCCCTTGCGATCAGACAGGGCGGGGCGGATGACCTCGGGCCACACCCTGGGGTCCATGTCCGCGTACTCGTCGAGGATCACCCCATCGAAGTACACGCCGCGCATGCGGTCGTAGTTCTCAGCACCGTAGAGCCTGACGCGGCCGCCGTTCGGCAGATCTGCCCGGAGTTCGCTCTCATGATGCAGAACTCCGGGAATATCGGCCGTGAAGTGCTTCACGTAGGTCCAGGCGATATCCTTGGCCTGGGTGTAGAGCGGCGCGATGTAGGCGAACCGCGGATTTGGCTTGGTGCAGGTCAGCGCACCGCGGATGAGATCGTTGATGCAGCCAACCGTTTTCCCGAAGCGCCGATGAGCCGCGATCCAGGCCCAGCGTTCCGTCCGATTGTGATAGGGGAGAAACTGCGGACGCGGAACATAGGGGATGACTACTTGTCGGCGCTCGATCCGCTCGTGACGCCCCATACGATCTCCATGACGGTCTTTACCGGGGCCTCATCCTCATCACCGACGATGGCTTGAGCCGGCTTGCCGTAGGCCCGGTCCATGATCTCTTTCGCAGCAGCGATGCGGGCTTGATCGCTTTCGCTGTTCTTCATGACCCTGAGGCACTCTGCGATGGCGGCCGGCCCGTGTTTGCGGGCGATCTCTTTGATCTCCGCCGTCGCCTTATTCGGGGTGCCCTTTTGGCGCCCGCCCCGGCGTTCTCCAGGTTTAGATCCTTTACCGGCCATGTTTGCTATGCATCGCTACTTTAGCAATCAAGTTTCATGTGAAACTTACTTCGCCAACAGCAGGCCGATGCCTACGAGCGCCGTCTCCTGGACTCCGCCGCCGAAGCCGATGCGGACACCGCCGTACTTGAGAGCGGCGACGATGACGAGGACCAGCCCCGCAAGATGCAGGATCGGCACGATCTGCGATTTGAGCTGCGAGGTGTTCATGGTCAGTTGCCCTGGTAGCCGAGGCGACGGGCCTTGTCCTCGCCGTGGGCTTTCATGGCAGAGCCCAGAGTTCCCAGGCCAAGACCGCCCAGCCCGAGCGCGAGCGTGAAGGGGTTAGGCGGGGCAAAGGCCAGCGTCCCGAGCGCCGTGCCGTAGCCAAGCATGGAGTTGGCGAAACCGTTGTCAGCCATCTCTC